GAAGTTCCTTTCAGAGGTCGTGTTCTGAAAATCGCAGGTGATAGAACCTTCGATTCCTGGACCGTCACTGTTCTGAACGATACTGACTTCTCCATTCGCTCTGCTTTCGAGCGTTGGATGAACACTATCAACAGAGTATCTGATAACACTGGTCTGGTTAATCCAGCAGACTATCAAGCAGATGCTTATGTTTACCAGTTAGACCGTGATGGTTCTACCTTGAGATCATATCGTTTCTACGATGTGTTCCCAACTCAGGTATCTCCAATTGAACTTTCTTATGATGCTCAAGGTATCCAAGAATTCACTGTTGAACTTCAAGTTCAGTGGTGGGAAGCTACTAAGGGCACTGGTGCAAATGCTGGTGGTGAAGACATCAACTAAATAGAAGAATAAAGGGTACTTAGTTTTATACTATGGCAAAACTTTTTGGTTTTTCTATTGACGACAAACAGAATAAATCACCTTCGGTTATCTCCCCCGTTCCTGAAACTAATCAGGACGGGGTTGATAACTATATTTCTAGTGGATTCTATGGTCAATATGTCGATATTGAAGGTGTATATCGAACAGAGCATGATTTAATTAAAAGATATAGAGAAATGGCACTGCACCCAGAGTGTGACGGTGCTATTGAAGACGTTGTTAACGAAGCAATCGTTAGCGATCTTTATGATTCCCCAGTAGAGATCGAACTTTCTAATCTTAATGCAAGCGAAAATCTTAAGGCTAAGATTAGAGCAGAGTTCAAATATCTCAAAGAAATTTTAGACTTTGATCGCAAATCGCACGAAATATTCCGCAACTGGTATGTTGATGGTAGAGTATATTATCTGAAAGTTATTGACATGAAGAATCCCCAAGCAGGGATTCAAGAATTGAGATATATTGATCCCCTAAAGATCAAATATATTCGTCAAGAAAAGAAGAAGGCTGGCAATCAATTAGATACTGGTTATGCCAGGATTAATGGGAAGAGTGAAGACGTTTTAAATGGTCCCGAATTCGAAGAGTATTTTCAATATACACCTTCACCAAGTTATCCAACTTCCGCGATGGCAGCATCGCGTGGTGGAGCAAAGGCAGTAAAGATTGCAAAAGATTCAGTCACATACTGCACTTCTGGTCTTGTAGATAGAAATAAGAATACTGTTCTTTCATATCTCCACAAAGCAATCAAGGCACTCAATCAACTGAGAATGATTGAAGATTCCTTGGTTATTTACAGACTTTCAAGAGCACCAGAACGTCGTATTTTCTATATTGACGTTGGCAATCTTCCTAAGGTAAAAGCAGAGCAATACCTCAAAGAGGTTATGTCTCGTTACAGAAATAAACTGGTTTATAACGCACAAACTGGTGAAGTTCGTGACGATCGTAAGTTTATGAGTATGCTTGAGGATTTCTGGCTGCCTCGCCGTGAAGGTGGTAGAGGAACTGAAATCACCACACTCCCTGGTGGTCAAAACTTAGGAGAACTTGCTGATATTGAGTATTTCCAAAAGAAACTCTACAGAGCACTTGGAGTTCCAGAATCAAGAATCGCTTCTGATGGAGGTTTCAACCTTGGTCGTTCTTCTGAGATTCTGAGAGACGAACTTAAGTTTGCTAAGTTTGTTGGTCGTCTGAGAAAGCGTTTTGCTCAGATGTTTAATGACATGCTGAGAACTCAATTGATTCTCAAGAATATTGTAACTCCCGAAGATTGGGAAGTTATGAGAGATCATATTCAGTATGACTTCTTGTATGATAATCAGTTTGCCGAACTTAAAGAATCCGAACTCGTTCAAAATAGACTTGGTATTTTAGCAACCATTGAACCTTACATTGGAAAGTATTACTCTACCGAATATGTAAGAAAGAGAGTCCTTCGTCAAACTGATCAAGAAATCATTGAGATCGATACTCAGATTGAAGACGAAATTCAAAAAGGAATCATTCCAGATCCATCAACAATCGATCCAATTACTGGTCAACCACTCCCACAACCAATGGATCCATCAATGCAAGGTGGAGACGGATCTGGTATGCAAGGTATGGGTGCTGACGCTATGGGAATGGGTCAAGTTCCACAAGAACCAGACCTCGAAGCGTCTGCAGCAAAAATTGATAGACAGTACTCAAGAGACACCAAAAAGGCTGAGTTATAAATATAGTATATTAACATATTGAATTTTTATGGACGACGTTATCGATTTGATCGCTACGGATGCTTCTGCTGCCGATATTAGCGACAAAATGAAGGAAGTTCTGTATGCAAAGGCAGCAGAACGTATTGATATTGCAAGACCTTATGTTGCAAACGCAATGTTTGGACAAAGCTTCGAATATCCTGAAGTTCAGGATGAAGACGAAGTTGAATACGAAACAGATACCGAAGAGGAATCGGAAGAATGATTATTAAACCACTAAGCACTGAAAGTGCTGTTACCGATGCTGCTATTACTGCAGCAAGAGTAATACGTTTAGTGAATAGTCACGCTACTGATACATCAACCATTACTATTGCAAATTCTGCATCAGCGTCTATCACTCTGCTTCCTTTAAGTAGTGAAATTGTAGAAAAGGATATTGGTGCCGCAGTAACTGCATCTGGTGGTACTGTAACTGGA